GGTGATGGTGATGGCGATGGCGATGGGGACTCGGGTGATGGTGATGGCGATGGCGATGGGGACTCGGGTGATGGTGATGGCGATGGCGATGGGGACTCGGGTGACGGTGATGGCGATGGTCAAGGCGGCAAAGATTGCAGTAACGGCGATTTCGGTGATTTGTGTGACACTTGGTCTGCGCCTGCTGTTTCCGGTGTGTATCCTGATGTATCTCAAGATTTAACGGCTGCAAAATCTAATTTTAGTAATGAGTTTAATAATATCAAAAATTCAATTTTAAATTCACTCAACTTGTCTTTTTTATCGTCTACGTATGATTGTGGCGAGGGTATTGAGTATCTCGGTCAGCGCATTCGATTTTGTTTTGATTTTTTGTTTCCTTTTCTGCATATTGTTGGATTTGGTTTGTTGTTTGTTTGTGCCTGGCAAGCAGTGCAAATTGTTCTGGAGTAATAATCTATGTTTGATTTTTTTAGTAAAATTTGGACTTGGCTCAATGAGACAATTTATACGTTTTATACGGATACAATTAATTATTTTGTCGTTAAAGCAAAAATTTTTTACTGGGACACGCTGACAGATTCGATGCAGTTTTTTTCATCGATTGTTTTGTCAGTCATTGATGCGTCTGCATTTACATCGTCTTTTTTATCGCATTATCTTGATCTATCGTCTAACACACAATATATGCTTGCTGTTTTGCAAGTGCCTGCTTGCATTAATATTTTGTTGACGGCTTACACCGTAAAGATAGTTATAAGCTTATTGGGCATTGGCAAATGAGCATCAAAGTGCACCACGGTGCGCCTGGCTCTTATAAAACATCCGGCGCAATAGCTGATGATTTTGTTAAAGCAGTTTACGCCGGGCGTACGATTATTACTAATGTGCGCGGTTTGGATGATGAGATGCATATACGTCGCATGTTAGAGCGCGAGCGTTTTTTAATAAAAAAAAGATTAGTGCCCGAATCGTTTAAGCTTATACACATCAACACAGAATCACATGATGATCAATTAAAGCTAGCAACTTTTTTTCATTGGGCTGAGCCTGGCGCTTTTTTGTTGATCGACGAAATCGGTGAAATATATCGTAAAGATTGGACAAAAAAAGACTACGCTCGATTAAATTACCCTGGCGGCCCGGCTGCCGCATTAAATGATAATCGTCCGCTGGATGTTTTTATCGCGTTTCAAAAGCACAGGCATTGGAATTGGGATATTGTCGTTACAGCACCTGCAATGACGTTTGTTCCCAGCCTCATACAAGACACTGCAGAAGGCGCTTACTTGCATGTGAATAAAGCAAAAATCGGTTTGAAAGGTATTTATCTCGAAGTATTTCATCATCCTCAAACTTCTGGTTTACAAAAATCGCATGAATATGATAATCGCTTGAAAAGGATTCCAAAGTATGTCTTTGCACTCTATCAATCAACAACCACGGGCAAAGTATCTGACACGATTGCGGGTCGTAATGTATTTATGTCTACTCCTGTGCTCTTATTCTTTTTATTATTTTTTGGTTTTGCCTTTTATATTTTTAAAAATGGCAATCCGCTCGATATTGCGCGTCATCAAAAGCAAGCCTCTTCAACCTCTATCAAGCCCGCACAATCAAATAAAGCGACGATGGTTACATCGCGTTTTGATTCGAGTCATCAGGTTTTGCTTGATGATGTTGGTGAAAGTGCTGTTTCTACTTCTGATCATCGTGCTGTTTCGATTGATGATCCGGTCCGTGATTTTGTAAAGACGTTTGATAATCTTTATTATGTGGGTGATTTTTTTGGTAAGCATGCCTTTGCATTTATTCGTGATGAAAAGCAGCTTGTCTTGTACGATGATTTCTTTGCTCTTAATGATATTGCTATCAGCAAAATATCAAGATGCGTATGGCGTGTTTTTTTTAAGTCCGGTATGCAAATTGTGACCTGTGCTCCTTCTAGCGTTGAGCCGTCCGATAAAGTTAATGTAAGTGATAAAGTGTTGGATGGTTTTGGTGTTTGATTATTTTTTTATTTGATTTGATGATCGCGAAGCGATGGAAGCGTGGGTTAGGTGTTTGTAAAGATGCTTAACTAACCCGCGCGTAACCCGGCGTGAGCCGGTACTGATTTTAAATGAGCCGCTGACTGCGGTTTTTTGCGTTTGTAAGATTTTTTTTTGCGGCTGTTTGTTGGGGGTTCTGCACAACGCTTCCCGCGCTTACAAACATTTTTTTGCGGATTTAAAAATAACGCATGTGTTTGATGTTCTGCACATGCCTAAAAAAAATTGATAAAAATGATGCGATCAGGTCAGGGCAACTTGCGTACGCGCGGTGATAGTTTTATCTTTGATTTCACGTTTGAAAATCAACGCTACCGTATTGCCTTCCCCCTTTCGCCAAAGAAAAAATCGAATTGGATTGCAGCAAAAAATAAGCTTGCATCAATACAGCATGATATTGCTCTGGGTGTTTTTGATTTTGCCGCACATTTTCCGGGTCATCCTCGATCGCTTAAGCTTAAAAAATCGCGTGATATTTTAATCTCTGAGTGTTTGTCGGTCTGGCTGCGCTATAAAGCAAAGCATTGTGAAGTATCAACTTTGCGCGGTTATCGCAGTGCCATTGATTATTATCTTAAGCCGGTTTTTGGCAAAATTTTGCTTGCTGATCTTACGGCAAATGATTTGCGAAAATGGATGCACACGCTCACGATTTCTAATCAGCGAATTAATAATGTCTTGATTCCGTTGCGCGGCGTTTATGCCGATGCGTATGCCGATGAACTCATTGACCGCAATCCTTTTGATCGCTTAAGACAACTGCCGCGCGTGAGCGCGCAAGTTGAACCGTTTAGCATTGCGGAAATACAAAGCATCTTGGATGCGTGTGAAGGTCAAATTCGCAATATTTTTGAGTTTGCATTTTGGACCGGCTTGCGCACCTCCGAGCTCATCGCTTTGCGCTGGTGTGATGTTGACCTGGTGCGTGGCACGGCGATGATTCATCGTGTGCGTACAAAATTCGGTGAGAAAATGTCGACAAAGACGCAATCGGGTATGCGCACACTTGAGTTGCTCTTACCCGCTTTGCTTGTTTTAAAACGTCAACTTGATTTCAGCGGTAAGCATCACTCTGTGTTCCTCAATCCGCGAACTGATGCACCTTGGACGCATGATGGCCCGCTACGCAAAACCGCCTGGGTGAAGGCAATGAAGGCCTCTGGTGTTAAGTATCGCAAGCCGTATGCGACGCGACATACGTTTGCATCATTGATGCTTAGCGCGGGTATTAATCCGCTTTGGGTTGCAAAGCAGATGGGCCACAAGGATTGGGGCATGATTCGTAAAGTCTATGGCCGTTGGATACAAGGTGCAGATGAGTCGATTGAGATTAAAGTTAATAATTTATTGGCACGGATCTGTCACACGTCATCATAACGCTTTGATTTTAAAAGCGCGGACGTGGGTTCGATTCCCGCCGCCTCCACCAAAAATTGAGGCCAGCTATAGCCGCTGGCCTTTTTTATTGGCCTTTTTTCGGTCTTTTTTTGGGCTTTTTGGCACGGATTCGTCACATCGATTTGTCTCGTTGTACGTGGGCGTGATGCGCAGGAGGAGCGAGCCCCCGAGCGACGACGAGCAAGCACGCCATCGCTCATACATCAACTTTAGATGTAATCTCTACTCCTCCGGTAGTTACGGTATCTAGTAATACCGTAACTTTGTTCAATGAGTTGAACATTTGCACTTATTCGGTATTTAGTGGCCGTCCTTGGCCGGTGCTATTCCTACTCTTCAATGAGCTGGCATAGTGCTTCTATGCTTATGCCAAGTTTCGTTGCTAGAGCTAGCAGTTCCATAAGTCCTTTGTCATCGATCATTTTTTATTCTCCGTCGATCGGTGTTGGCAACATTACCAACTCAAGAACTCCTGGCTATTTTTTAGCGGCTTTCAAAATGCTTAATTAATTTTTTTTTACCATTTTTGATTTCTTCTAAGTACAGTTCCGTGCAGTCTTCCAGAAATTCATCAATTAGTCTGTTCATTATCGCTGACACTTTTACTACTTCTTTTTTTGCAATTGTTAATTTATAAGCTTTTTCTTTTAGCTTTTCGAACCTTTCCATGTTCATATAAAAGGTTTTACCGTTCTGTTCTTTTTCTTTTTTTGCCATTTTTTTTACCTTTTATTACTTTTGATTACTATATTTCTAATTTTTAAATATATGTTGACATTATTTCTGATTTCTATTATTTTCGCTTTTAAATCTTTTCTGATTTCTGTATTTTTTTTTGGTTTAGGGTTTGTATGGAAACAATTACACTGGATCAGCTTATCGATAAGCTGTATTTGCTCAAATCGCAAGGCTGCGGTGACTACCCCGTTCAGTATCGCTTCCCTTTTTTTAAAACCTCCGATCCGATTGAAGATGTTGCAATCGGTTTATACGATGGTCAGCCCGTGATTGAGCTACTGCAATGATCGATTACGATACGTTAGAGCGTCACTATATTGATTGCTTGCGCGATCTTTTTAATTTACCCAATGTTTCTCATGCTTTGATTAATGAGTATCAATCAGAGCTTGATCAAGTTCGCACTGACAGGGCGCGTAGTAAGTCTGGCAACGATGCAAGACTGCCCTCCCCCCATAAGCTGCCGGGCTACATAGCCCCCACGGGTCCTGTCAGTCTTTTATGCTATTGGTTTTTTGATGCCAAGCATCAGCGTCGAGTGAGTCCATGATTGATTGGCTGACATTCGGTATATCAACTGATTTACTGGATGATCATGCTTTGTCAGTTTTTAGTAGTTTAGGTGATCGTGTTTTAAAAATAAGTGCAGAGGGTGAAAAAGTATGGGAAACAAAGTCATGGTCATCAATCCGTAGTGACTATAATGGCATTGGTATACGCTGTATGAGTAAATTATATATAGCAGGATCGCCTGCGCGCACGTATCAATCTAACAATGCGTTTGGATCATCGGATATCATTCGCAGTTTTTATTCAATTATCGATTTTGTTGAGCGTACGCTTAATGTGACTTTGCCGCGTGATTACAAACGCTATACATGCAGTCGTATTGATTTTAATCGTATGTATGATTTGCGCGGCCCGATTGCGGTTAAGCAAGCGCTTAACTACTTGCGACACGCGGAGACGCGTGGATCAAATGTGACAGTTGAAGGTGATACGGTCTACTGGCAGAAAAGAAGCTTGTATCAATCAATGAAAGCTTATTTTAAGCATCATCATGCATTGATGTCTTTAAAGAAAAAAGAATCACATTATGATATTAATGATATCGATTTGTTACAAAGATTAATACGTTTTGAGCTGAGATTGGGTCGTGTATTTTTTAATAAGCTAAAAGACAAAGGCATCTATTGGTACATGATGACCGAGCGTGAATTAGAGCGCATATTTACAGAGTATTTGAAAAAAATAGTAGGTGATGAAATGACTATACAAAGCCACGATGGATTACAGGACAAATTTAAAAGCGTTGCCCGTGACCTTGGGTTTACAGACAGAATGGGCACGCAAGCGTACAACACGTTCAATATGATCAAATTGGAGGGCTATGAAAACGTTAAACGCGCAATGCGCAGAACTACATTTTATTATCATCAAAAAATTATGCACCAAGTCGGCTTATCTAAAGCCGACATTTGCTCTGGTCGTATTTTAGAATTTAGACGTAAAACGTTATTGATCGATCAGCCGGTTACAAGCTGGGATCAACTACGTTGCGCGGCTAATCATTAAGTACTTTGTTTAACTTTAAAAAAAGGAAATACATATGATCGTTGAAGCATTAGTAAGAGACGTTACACACACAGACAATCGTAATTTTGCGATTGTCACGTTAGAGTTTGCCTATCCGGCTGAAATTAAAGAGCTGCGTATTTTTGACCCGCTGAAAAAAAATGCGGGTTCTTTTGCTTTTCTAAAAGATAATGTGGGTACGTATGTACGTTTGCCGATTGAAGCGAATGTCTACCGTGACAAAGCGCAGCTCAATTTCCCGTTTGTGTTGCCTGACTTTATATCTGATTTGCAATTATCAAAAAAGAAAGCGTCATTAACTGCGGCTAAGTAATGTTTTTTTATAACGATCCATTTTTTTACTTTATTTTGCTTGTGCTGCTGTCTGTCGTGAGTTTGTTTTGTGCGTTGCTTTATATGACGCATAGCTATCTAATACGATTTTACGGCGCTTGGGATTACAATAAGATTTTGGATCGTTATTATTTTGATGAGTAAAACATGTCTAATGTACTGATTTGTTCTGGGAATTTTGGTAGCGATTTAGGCACTGGCTTTGTCTATTGTAACGGCTCAATATCAACGCTACCGCTGTCTAATATTGAATCGCTACAAATAGCACAACTTAATGACTTGTTGTTTGCGTTTGACGCCTCTGTTTTTGCTTTGATTTTTGGTGGTGTCATGTTGTCTTGGGTTGCTGGAATTGGTGTTGGTTTGGCAGTTAAGGTATTGCGCATGGCGCGCTAAAGAATCATGGCCGTGATATCTGCTTTTTTTTAAGCAGATTTTTTTTTAAACTTTAATGTAACAGGAGTAATAACATTGATTAACTATCTACGTAATAAATATGCTTATCTTGTCGCAGTCAGTACAAGTTTTATCTTTAGCTCTTTATCGTATGCGCAGCTTGCGCAAGCGGATAAAGATGCTGTTAAAGCAAGTTTGACGTCTGCATCAACTGGCGGTGTTGAGATCGGTGCAATGATACTTGTTGCACTTGCATCTTTGCTTGTTGTTGTCTTTGCGATCAAAATGGTCAAGTCTCGTTAAAATTTGAAGGGGAGCTTGCTCCCCTTTTTTTTTTGGATTAAATTTTATGCTGTTAACACTTATTCTCGTCTTTTTGGTTTCAATCGCATTTTTAATCGGATACAGCACGGTATGTCATTAATACGCATTTCGGTTTTTTTATTTTTTTTATTTCAGATTTTTAACGTGTACGCTGAAAATTTAAGCGCGTTTAATGTTATTACTAATAGTACTTATAATAATCTCAATATAGCGCGTGATACTTGTCTTGCTGATCTTGAGTCGCCGGATTTCCAGAATACATTGAGCTTTAGTTATTATTGCATCTGGTTGCAACAATCGGCTTTATTACCTGTTTTTGAGGATCGTATTTACACTGTTAATGTGGTTGCCTGGTACATGGTGCGCGTACCATTACCCGATCCTGATGTGGTCGGTACATCTGAGCGCGTAACTCCGGGTAATCCTGATCTGTATAACGGATTGCGTGTCGCTAATTGGTTTAAGGTTTATCGCGCTTGGCCTGACGATTGTGGCGGCTTGGGTACGGGGTTTTTTGCGTATAAAAATAAATATCAGGGCATGTGTGATATTGATTGTTCAAAAAAACAAGGCTCGCAATACTGGTCAACTACACTTAACGAGCAGGTTCCTGTTGAGCGTTTTTCGCACATTGATGCAAGTCTTAAGAGTTGCAGCCCTCCGACATTGCACAATGTATCTTGTGTTGTTTCATTTAGTTATATCGATAATAATATTATATCTAATGTGTATCGTGAGTTGCAGGTATCAGCTGTTTATAACAATTCTGGCGGTGCTGTTTTATGTTCGACACCGTTCAATGAGTTGTTTTTGTCTGCTGTATTTAATAATTATTACTATACCGGTAAAACAGTTATCGACTCTCCACGTTGGCATAACATTTATCGTTGCGATATTACAAGTCCTGATTATCCGGATTGTAGTTTGTCTAGTGCTGGCGATGGTGATGGCGATGGGGACTCGGGTGATGGTGATGGTGATGGTGATGGGGACTCGGGTGATGGTGATGGCGATGGCGATGGGGACTCGGGTGATGGTGATGGCGATGGCGATGGGGACTCGG